CAACCTGACCGTGGCCACCGCACCCGCGGTCTCACGCAGCGAGTAGCCGACGTAGTAGCCGGCGTGGGAGACCAGGACCCCGGCCGCGAACGGTGTAGGTCGCGCGCTGGTCGCCATTACCGGACCAGGACGTCGACCGTGACCGTGCCCGCCGGCATCGCCATACCGGTGCCTACGACGAGCTTCTCGACGGTCAACACATCACCGGCGGTACACAGCAGGTTCGCCGCTGTACCGGAGAGCGGCAGGGCGGTCGCGACGAACGCGGCCGCGTTGACGGCGTTCGCGAAGTTCAACTGCGCCGGCTGCGCGGTCCCCGCCCCGGCAGCGCCACGGTTGCGGATCGTGGCGGTGAAGTTGTTCGTCGCCGCCCCGGTGACAACCGACTTCGGGGTGTAGGAGACGGCGGTGATCACCGCGTTGAACGGCATGACGATGCCGGCGAACTCGTCGACGGTGCCGGCCGTGGCCTGCCCCGGCACGTCGATCCGGAAACGCTGGGGACCGGGCAGGTCGTGGACGTCGTTGGACATGGAGAACTCCTTATGTGTGCAGGGATTGACAGGTTCGGTCCCACCGGGGACCTACGGGGAGCCCTCAGGCTCAGTTGCCGCGGTACCAGGAGCGGAAGTCGAGCACCGCGCCGCTGTAGATGTGGCGGATCTTGTACGTGATCTTGTCGGCGGTGAAGACGGAGCCGACCTGCGCGTCGGACTGCACCAGCAGGTCGGGGTCCTCCCGGCCCTGGTAGAAGCCGATCTCGATCGTGGGCACCATCGCCGGGTCTGCGATCAGGAACCACGTCGCGGCGGCGGTGAAGTAGTCGATGACGATCGGGGTGAGGCCCTGGTGAATGTTGGGGGTGTTCGCCGCGCCGGCCGGTGTCGCGGGGATCGCGACCGCTGAGGTGCACAGCTGGAACGCCAGCTCCTCGAGGTCGGAAGGGACGATCAGGGTCTTCGGGACGACGGAGAGGATGTCGTTGGAGTCGCCGAACGCCGACTGCTTACGCATCCGCTTCCTACCGAATGACAGGTTCGTCTGCGAGAGGGTGTTGCCGGCGTCGAGGTTGTTGTGCCCGGCGGCGAACAGCGCCGTCGAGTCGTAGATGTTGGCGTTGGTCGCCAGGGTGTCCCAGACGAACCGGAACAGGGTCTGGGCGGCGGCCAGGCCGAGCTTGACGGGGATGCGGGCGATGGCCCGCAGGTCGTCGTTGGCGATGGTCTCCAGCGTCAGGTCTTCGGTGCCGCCCTTCTTGTTGATCGCGTAGGTCACTTCCTCATTGCCGGGGCTCGACAGCGGCTGGTAAGGCGTGCCCTGATTGACGACGGGCAGCACCCCGTAGCCGCCCAGGCGCTCGATGCGCTGGGTACGGAAGTCGTTGACGGGCACGATCGACGACACGACCTGCCGCCAAATTGCGAGTGAGGGCTGCGCGTACTCCGCGACCATGCGGCGGGTGATGGCGTCGCCGAGGATCGTGTTCCACGTGCCGGACACCACCGATTCCGTCGAGCGCAGTGAGGAGTCGAACCCGACGCCGCCGCCGCACGACTCAGCCAGGATCTGCCGGTTGATGTCGGAGGTGTCGAGGCGATCGCGGCGGTTGCCTCCGGCGATGTCGCGCCACGCCTCCTTGAACGACTTGTAGCCGTGCGCGTAGTCGGCGTTGAACGTGGCGTCCAGGGCGGCGATCTTCTTGTCGCTCTCGGCCTTGACGACCTCGACCGCTTCCACAGTCGGCACGAGGGTCATCTTCTCGAATCCGGCGAGGAGGCTCTTCACGCCGACGATCTGCGTGTCGAGGTCCGCCTCGGTGAAATGCTCCGGGAGACGCCCGGACACTGACTCGACGACACGCGGGTCGGCCAGGCCGGCCTCTGTCATCGCCGACCGGATAACGATCTTGCCGAACACGGTGTCGCGTTCGTACTTGGTGGCCTCGACCGTCCCCGCAGGCGCGGCGGGCGGGGGTGCGGCGCCGAGACCCGCGGCAGCGAGCTGCTCAGGGGTCGCGGAGGCGGCGAGTTCGAGCAGCTCTTCCAGCGTCATTGGCTTCTCTTCCTGTGTGTCGGTTCCACCGGCCACCATCCTGGTGGCGCGGCCTCCGGCAGCCGGGTCGGCTACCACATCCGCCGAATTGACGGAAAGAATCTGGATGGCCTCTTGCAGACGCCGCCCGCCGTCGACGACGGTCCGGTAGGACGCCATCACGTCGTGGCTGATACCGACCAGGCTGGGGAGCCCGGCCTCCTGCGCCGCGAGGGACGCATCGAGGGCCTCGGCGGTGTGCGCAGCCGAGGGCAGCAGGTGCAGGTCGGCGTAGATGCCGTCGGCCTTGGCTTCGACGTCGCGGTAGGAGCCGACGAGGCCGGTGATCGTCGACGTTTTCAGTTCAGCGTCGGACCGGTGATGGTCGTAGGCTTTCGCGCCGTCGTAGAGCGGCGCCGACTCGGCCAGGACCGACTGGGGGTAGCGGCGGCCGTTACGGGAGTCGCCGTTGGCGATGATCCGCACCCCGAAGATCCGGCCGCCCGCCCCGTCGGCGCCTTTGGACTCGATCAGGTGACCGGTGATCCGGTCGGATTCCTGGCGGACGTCGGTTGCGACGGCGGCCGGCACCTCGACGGCGGCCTCGGCGGCCGGTTCCGCAGATTCGGGCAGATCTTCGATCGCAGTCAGTTTGCCCGCCTCTAGACCGACGTACACGCCGGTCGGCTTCCATCCGTCGTCGGCTTCGGCGTAGATCTCGACGCGGGCAGCGGGTTCGAACTCGCTGCCTTCGACCTTCACCGGCACCGCGGGGACCTTCCCCTTGTGTACCGACTTCACGCGGCCCATCGCCGGGCCGCTGGAAGACGACCAGGACACGAAGTCGCGGGCCTTCACATCGGTCAACGTGGCGGCCTCGGTGAGGCGTTTGCGGGCGGGCATCAGCCGGCCGTGCCCTGCGGGTCGACCCGCAGCCACACAACATCGTCGGAGGTGAGCAGGTAACGCTGCCCGTCGGTCGTGGTCACGACGGTGCCCTCATCCGCGGCGGTCACGTCGGCGACCTCGGACTCGTAGCAGCGAAGCACCTTCGCGGCGTCGGCGTTGCTCGGCAGGTTCGACTTCTTGGAGCCGCCCTTCACGGCACGGGCCTCGACGTCGGCCAGCGCGGTGCGGGCCGCCTGCGCCGGGGTCGGGGCCGGGTCCGGGTCCGGTTCGGTCGGTGAGATCCCGGCGTTGTCGGTGATCGCCGCCACCGCCTGCGCCGGGATCTGCACGGAGCCGGTCGGCCCGAACGATGTGCCCGCGGCGGGCGACGCCTCCACCGTGTCGACAGTGCCGGTGGCTGGGGTGCTTGGGGTGGTCTTCCGGGGGGTGGTGGTCCTGCGGGTCATGATTCCTACTCTCTAATCGAGGACGAGCTTGCGTTGGGTGCCGAGGCCGTTGGCTATCGCACCGGCGATACCGGCGTCTGCGAGGGCTTGGGCGATGTCGTCGGGGTTCGCTTCGGGACTGTCGAGGTCGGCGGTGTAGGGGACACCGGCGTACTGCTCCCACGCCTTCTTCGTCAGGACCTTCGCCGCGGCGGGGGTCATCGTCCCGTCGATGACCATCACTTCGAGGGCCTGCGCCAGTTTCAGTAGCGCGGCGGCGGTGGCCGCCTGTTCCTCGACGGCGATCTCCGGGCCGGTGATCGTCACCGTCTGCGAGGCCGGCACGTCAGCCTGGCTCGCGGTCCGGGCGTCGGTCGCCGGGACTGTCGCCGGTAGCCGCCCGGCGGTGACGGCCTGGTCGACGGCGTAGCGGCACAGTTCCGTCATGTAGGCGATCCACATGTTCTGCACCCCGGATACCCGGCGCAGGACCGGCTCTGCCATCGTCAGGGCCGTGGCGCGGTTCGCGTTGTCCGGATCGGCGAGCCAGTGCTTCGCCAGGCCCGCACCGGAAGCGATGCTCGTCAGGATCGCCTTGCCCGCCTCGGTGTCTTCACGCGAGCCGGTCTCGGCCGTCTTGGAGTCCCAGTGGACCTTCTCGTTGTGGACCTCGATCGTCCCCGACCGGGGAATGTGGTACCCGCCGCGTTTCTTCACAAAATCGTCGATCTGCGTGCCGTCGGCGCCGTCGAGGGTGACGTCCCACACGAGGTAGCGGGCCAGCGCCGTCCGGTCGACAAGGTTCGACAGAACATTGTCGTAGTCGTCGAGCCAGTCGAGGATGGGGCCGAGGAACGGCTGCCCCCGCCGGTCGTCGAGGGTCGCCTTCCACGACGTCCACCACTGGGCTTGACCTGCGCGTAGGCCGGTCATGTCATCGACGCCGGCCACGGTCAGTTCGGTGTCATCGATCGCCGGGGTGGAGATGACCAGCTTCGCCGGCCACAGCGGGTTGCCGTTGTGCAGCTTGACGGACACGATCCGCGACGGGGAGACCGGGGAGAACCGGGTCACCCCCGACAGCGGGCCGACCATCATCTCCAGCGCCGTCTCCCCCATCAGCATGTGGTCGCGCAGCAGCAGGTCCTGCAGGTCACCGAGCCGGTTGCGGGGGTCGTTCCAGAACTCGGTTACGACCCGGTTCACGTCCGGATTCGAGCATTGGATCGACAGACCAGAGTCGCCGATCACGAAACTTGTGTAGGTGTCGATGATGGCCCTGGCCATCGGGTTGAGCCGGTATGCGGCGACGGAGTAGGCGCGCTGCTTCTCCAACGTCCACTGCGGCACTTCACGGCTGCCGGAGCCGGCGCGGCGGAAACCCTGGTCACCGTCGATCGGGTCGACCGCGTACTGCCCCCCGGCGGCGCCGGAGACAACCAACTGTTCGAGGGTCGCCTCGGTCGCGCGGTCGCCCCGGTCGTTGCGGAAACCCAACCAGCCCATCGCGCGCCTCCCTAAATGTTCAGTCGGCCAGTGGACCGGAACGGGTTACCTGACTGGGCCGGGGCGGGACTACCCGACGCTGCCGGGATCTGCTCTTCGACGCGCTGGGTGGCGATGTCGTAGCCGAACACCGAGCAGACCAGCGCGTCGATGTGCGCCCGCGCGGTCTTCTTGTCCAACATGACGCCCTGGCTGGTGAGCTTCGTTGTCGCGTTGCCGGCGTGGCGGGCCAGTGCCGGGTGCCCGTCGTGGGTGAAGTCGCCGTCGAGGACCGCGTCGCGGAACAGCTTCGTTGCGGGCACCATCCGGGCCGCCGTATTCGGATACTCCACGACCGGGACGCCGGCCTCTTCCAGGACGCGGAACACCTCTAGCCACCGGGCCGGGTCGAAGACGATGCCGTGGCGCACATCGAGGTCGAATGCCAGGTTCAAGAACCGGCCGGCGAGCTGGCCGCCGACCTCGACCGGTGTCCGGCGGTAGAGCGCCGGCAGGATCGCCGAGACCTCACCGACAGGCACGTGCCAGCCGACGCTGCGTTCGGGCTTCTCCCACAGGGCGAGCAGGGTCAGGTGCGGTTTGTCGCCGCCGAGCCGCCATGCGGTGATCGCCGTCGAGTCGTCGCTGAAGGACCCGTCGAAGTCGATCACTGCGGGCTCGCCGGGGATCGGCGCCCGGTTCGGGCGGGCCAGCTTCTCCCATGCCCCGTCGGGCAGCCACGTCGTGCGGTGCGTCACCCAGATGTTGAGGCGCTTGGTTTTGAAGTCGGCCTCGGGCATCCGCTTAGCCCGGTCGGCCATCAAGTCCTGGTGCAGGAAGTCGCCGAGGGCCGGGTTCGACGGCGGCCAATGTTTCGGGTCGCGGTAGTCGTCGTCTTTCTTCAGCGTCGTCTCGTAGATCCGACCGCCGAGGCGCGGGTCGTGCTCCTCGCCGGACATCACCTTCTTGACCCGCTCGTACTCCCGGAAGGCGATCGTCGGGGTTCCGTCGGCGTAGTTCGTGATGCCCTTGGTCGTGAAGGCAAGGACCAGCGGGTGTGCCCGGGTGTCGCTGCCCTGATTCATGACGTTCCACAGGTCGTCGTCTTTCTGGGTGTGTAACTCGTCGAAGCCGACCCGCGACGGGTTGAGCCCTTCTTGGAGCCGCGACTCCCGCGAGAGCACCCGGTACACCGAGCCGGTGGCCAGGTACTCGATCACCTTCGAGCTGCGGTAGATCTTCAGCAGCTTCGAGAGTTCCGGGGACATCTCGACGGCTTCGACGACCTCGTGGTAGATGATCGACGCCTGCTCGCGGGAGCCGGCGCAGCTGTACACCTCGGCGCCCGGTTCGTCGAAGAGCCCGTCGAGCATGAGCCCAGCACCGAGCAGCGACTTGGAGTTCTTGCGGGCGATGAAGATCTCGTACGTGGTGTGCATCCGATGACCAGCAGGGGTCAGGCGCAGTGCGTCGCAGATCAGGTCGCCCTGCCAGTGCCGCAACTGGACGAGATACCCACGGCCGGCGCCCTTCGTCAGGCGGATCGTCGCACCGATGAACTCGCACGTGCGCAGACCGTCAGTGTTGGACTCAGACCACCTAGTCCTGCCCGGATCCCACAGCGCGGGGCCGCGGGGCAGCACGGCCGGGAACCGGGGCGGTGACCCGCGGGGCAGTCCGGCGCGCAACGATGTCGTCCTGGCCACTGCCACTCACCTCCGCGATACCTCGCTGAGCGCGGTCGGAGGGGGTGAAGCCGCACAGCGACTCGAGCTTCACGACTTCGGCGTTAAGCACGCGCAGCTGACTGACCGCAGGATGGGCGACGAGCCCGCCGCGCTGGCCCTTGGTGAACGGGCCGTCCTCGTCGATGACCAGGCGCAGGTGCGCCTCGTCGATGCGGGCCCGGCAGATCCGCTTCATCACGTCGATGTCGGCCGTGACCGAGAGCCACTTGCGGCCCGCGGCCCACAACCGCAGCCAGGCCTCGGCGCCGTGTTCGGCCAGGCACGCCTGGCACGGCTGAGGCTTGTCGCCGGTGCGGCCGCGCGCGATGAAGCAGACGGCGGCTAGTTCGGTGGTGCGGAGATCAGGCGGCACGGCAGGGACGGCGGGAGCGCCGGGGAGTTGGGTGACGCCGGTCGAGCTCGACAGCGCCCGGCCGCCGGAGTCACGACCCGGCGAGCGGCCCGTGCGGCGCCTGACCTCGAGCGGCTTCGCCTTGGGACCTCGAGCACCCATCGGGCTCAGCTCCCTTCGATGATCATGGCGCGGCGGGGTGTGTGATCCGCTGAATGG